AATACGTTTAGCGGAAACTTGTACGAAAGCCAAATCCTTGGTAAATGCCAGCATCTCCGCTTTGGCCAGAGTGGGCAAAACCTGCAGTATATACAGCAGGTCGGGGAATGTGTTGCCACCAGTTTGACAACAGTCAACGTTGCAGCTGACAAGAAGTTTCTGCAAGTGGTCACCGCAAATTCCGCTGGAAATATCATTGTTGAAACACCGTACGCTTAGACCTGATGTGTCACTATTTGTGTGCCTATGGTGCACATTTAGTGACACAAAAGTAACTGACAAAAAAGAAGATAACAGCTGAAACATACTTAAAGACAAATGATTACGTTCTTTTTGCAAATCGAAAGTAATAACTATCCGCTAAACTATTACTCATTTGTTAAAGAATTAAATCATGTTACAGAAAGTAAGATTCAGACTTGTTTTCAATCGTGCCAGACGGCTTAACCGACAGGGTGAAGGTCTTGTGCAGATTGAGTGCTCTCAGGGTGGCCGCCGTATCTACATCTCCACCCATGTGTATGTTAAGCCGGACTGCTGGAATGCCGGGTTAGTAACAGACCATCCCCTGTCTCAAGGGCTGAATGCAGCACTGATGCAGATGCTTATAGAGGCAGAGACCATAGAACTGGAATATGTGAGGCGTGGAGTATATCCGACCCTTCCTATGATCCGTGACGCATTACGGGAACATACCTCGCCGGCTGCACGGCTGCGTGACTTCATTACTGAGGTTATCAACAGCAGCGACCGGAAGGAACATACGAAGGAGGGATATATGACGCTGCGTAATAACCTGGAACGCTTCAGAAAAGGGAGTCTGGTGTCTGACATAGACCACCAGTTCATCGTGAAATACGAGGCTTGGCTGCGTCAGGAAGGACTGATGCATAATACAAGGGTTGGAAGACTACGCATGCTCAGGGCAGTCATGAATGAAGCAGTGGCAAGGGAAATCATTGCCAAAAACCCCTTCGACCGGTACCAGATACCTCAGATGACACCGAAGCGGGGGTTTATACCCGCTGAAAAGCTGCGCAAACTGGAAAAGATGAAAGTCGCTAGTAAGAAAGAAGAGCTGGTGAGGGATGCTTTCCTGTTCTGCTGCTATACTGGACTCCGATTCAGCGACATGGTGACACTCAGATCTACACATATCAGTAACGACGGATGGATTAAAAAACGCATGGTGAAGACGGGTTTCGTTGTGGAAATACCGATGAAGGAACTATTTGGCGGGGCAGCACTTGACATCGTCAGGAAATATGGTACCATAGAGAGACTGTCAACTAAAATTGGACAGAACGGTACGGTGAATCAGGTTCTGCATAGGTTGCTATCTGCCGTAGGAATCGACGAGGACTACACGTTCCATACGGCACGCCACACCTTCGCACAGCTGCTGTTGCACCAGGGAATGCCCATGACGGCCATACAGCAGATGCTCGGGCACCGTAAGCTGGAAACAACTCAGATATATGGCGAACGTGACCGGGTTACTCTGCTGGCAGAGATGAGAAAAACAATGAATTCAAAAAGCAAAGCAAAATGAAAAGGATTGTAACAGGGAGCCGCGCCTTCTTCAGCGGCATGGAAGGCTTCAAGCCTAAGGATGTTGATGTAGTAATACTGGTTAACGCCAAAAATGTGCCGTTTCAGTGGATGAGACAGACTTCTAACGGGGCTGTTGACGTCTTCGAGATCGTACGGCACCCGAAGGAAGAACTGATTGCACATGCCGTCAGGAAAGCCCGGCCCATGGCCATAGCGCGGTTCCTGACTCCTGACTTCGCCAGTGCTATCGGATTGCTGCCGTCAGATCTTCCTGCCTTGAAACCGATGCGCGATGCCTTGGATCCTAAGCATGGATATCTGGGCGTTATCTATGATGCGTATGTGAGCAACGGCAGCTTCGAGTTGACTGACGAACAGCGCCTTGCCGCCTTCAACGCGTACCAGGCATGCCGGAAGGCATAGGCTCAGGGGACGGGGATTTCAGTATTTTTACAACACCTGCCCTCCTGCTATCTTTGCAGAAAAAAAGAAAGGTATGACAAATCATTCGAAAGACGTTGTACAGTACACGTGCGCAGTGGTATCGCTCTTGGCAGGCATTACACTCTGCTACATCAACTTTATCTTGACCGGCGACATCACCAACGGCGTACTGGGGTTCACGGGTATGTGTCTGAGCTTCACCGGAGGCGTGTTCGGCATTGCTTTATATGTGCGCACCAAGGTGGACCAGGAAGTGCGTAACTACATGGATAAAATGAAGGAAGACGTATGAAGGTATTGAGAAAAGGAGACAGAGGGGAAGATGTGAAGCTTCTTCAAAGCCTGTTACATGTTTATACCGATGGCATATTTAGCAATATGACAGACGAGGCATTGAGGACGTTCCAGCGTGAGAACGGGCTGTTTCCAGATGGCATAGCAGGCCCTAAGACATGGGCTGTTCTTGACCCGCAGCAGGGCTACACGCTGAAGAAGAGCCGACGGCTTATTAACGAGATTATCGTCCATTGCACGGCCACTCCCGAAGGGCAGGACAAGACGGTGGAAAGGATACGCAGCGAACATAAGTCACAAGGCTGGAGCGACATAGGCTACCACTATGTCGTGTACCGCGACGGCACGGTACATAACGGACGTGACGTTGATGTGGCTGGCGCACATGTGTCAGGACGTAATCCACATTCCATAGGTGTGGTCTATGTCGGTGGACTGGAGAATGTTCCAGGTGTTCCGTATGCAAGCCTGAAGGCTAAGGATACACGGACGCAGGCGCAGAAAGATGCCCTGCTGAAACTCTTGAAGGAACTGAGGCGTCTCTATCCTGGAGCAAGGATTCTGGGACACAGGGACTGCTCAAAGGATAAGAATGGTAACGGAATTGTCGAGCCGTCGGAATGGGTGAAATCCTGTCCGTCGTTCGATGCAAAGAACGAATATAAGGGGTTATGACTGACAGGGCATTAATAGTAGTGTCCGTCTTCTTACTGCTGTGCGGCTGTAGGACGCAGTATGTGCCCATAGAGACGGTGGTCAAGGAATATGTCCATTCCACCGATACTGTCTCAGTGACGGACACGGTGACCAACGAGAAGGAGATCATCGTGCGACCGGCGACAATGGCAGATTCCGCTCTTTTGACTCGCCTTGGACTGCAATTGGACATGAAAGACAATTACATCCTTGTCCTAGAAAGGGAGCTTGAAAGGAAGAGCCATGATAAGCTGCATAGCAAGACGGACACGGTCTATCGTGACAGGGAGGTGCAGGTGCCGTACCCTGTTGAGCGAAAACTGACTAAGTGGGAACAGGTATGCGTGAACTATGGGAAAATAATGATTAGCATAACAGTCTTCGGCATTGTTGCTGCAATAGTTTTCGTCATCGTGTATATTAAAAGAAAAATAATATAAAGATGTGTGTTTTTGTTCTTTATTATTAATCATAAGTTTTGGGTTTTTAGTTATTGTTGTTCCGCTGCCTGGGAAGGTGGCGGATTTTTTCATTTTTTGCTTGCATAATTGAAAAATTTTTCGTATCTTTGCAACGAAGAGAACAAAAAAACTAATAGTTATGTTTGGATATTTGGCAGATGGAGCTTTCGCGTTCTGGGTCGTCATGGCCATAGGATGGGTGTTGGTGAAAATCTTTGAGGTGGAGCCAAAGCCCGTGACGGAGCCAGTGAGGTTTCAGAGACGGGAGCTCAAGCACTGCCTAGTTTCTGGTATTCACGACCACTTCACGGTACTGGAGTTCTTCATGGACGAGAACTTAAAGTCTGTCATGCGCATCCGGAACGACGTGACGGGTCAGATTGTGACGATTGAAGGTGATGACATGTTCAAGGTGGAAAGCGAGACATTTGACGTCGTCAACCGATGGCGCGAAAGCGACTATCAGCTATAGTGTAGGTGTAGTTTTATCATAATACTTCGGGTATTACTTTTGCAGAAGAGTAATACCCGTTTTTTTATGGCAACAACTGAAAGATATACCACCGTCGTTGAACTGAACAGCAAGCAGGCCAAGGACGAACTTAATGAACTCATTAAACTGGAAGAGGAGCTCCGTAAGAAAAGAGATCAGGTAAACCGCCGTCAGGACCCTAAGCAATATGCTGAACTGTCAAAGCAGATACGTCAGGTATCAAAGGAGGCAAAGGCATACGGCAAGGATGTCATGCAGACCATCAACACTATCAATAATCTGAAAAGTGCGTCTGAGAAGGAAATCAAACAGGCCATCAGGAGTCTGGAGAAGATGCAGGGGCTGTTGCCGAGAAACAGTGACCTGTACAAGGGGCTTGCTGAGCAGTTGACTAAGGCCCGTCAGGAACTGGAAAAGATGGCGGTGCAGCAGGACCGTAATAACATTGCCATCAACCGCTACCAGCAGGAACTGAATGCTGTCGGCAAGTCACAGCAGCAGACCCTGCGCGAACGACGGTTGATAGAGGCTACCATGCAGAACCTTAGCCGTGCAAATATCCGTGACTTAGAGGCATCTCTCTCCATCATGAAGGAGCAGCTACGGACACAGGAGCGTGGGTCGGCGGAATATAGTCTGACACAACGTCGAATCAAGCAGATTAAAACAGAACTGGAACGCGTGAATGCGGAGCAGAAGACGACTGCATCGCTGGGGACTCGTCTCTCGGCAGTCTTCAATAAGTGGCAGGGCGCCTTCATCATGCTGACAGGCACGTTCTCGCAGGCTCGCATGACACTTGACCAGACCATCCAGTCATTCGCCTCCATGGAGGAGGAGATGGCCAACGTACGGAAATATACAGGAATGACCGACGAACAGGTGAGGTCTCTGAACGAAGACTTCATGCGCATGGATACTCGAACGCCACGCGAGAAGCTGAACCAGCTGGCAGGGGATGCCGGACGGCTGGGCCTGCAGACACAGGAGACAGTCAAGGACTTCGTGGAGGGTGCCAACATGATTAACGTGGCACTGGGCGACGACCTGGGCGACGAGGCCGTCAAGAACGTGGGTAAGCTGGCCATGGCATTTGGCGAAGATGACAGGTTGGGACTGCGTGGTGCCATGCTGGCGACGGGCTCTGCTGTCAATGAACTGGCTCAGAATTCGTCTGCAGGTGCGGCTTACCTGATAGATTATACTGCCCGTGTGGCAGGGTTCGGCAAGCAACTGGGTCTGACACAGGCACAAATGATGGGCTACGGTGCAGTGATGGACGAAAACCTGCTACGTGACGAGATGGCAGCCACGGCTTTTGGTAACATGCTAACGAAGATGCAGACCGATACGGATAAGTTTGCACAAATTGCCGGTATGTCGGTTGAGAAGTTCACCAAGCTGGTGGCTGAGGACGCTAACGAGGCAGTTCTGCAGCTGTCGGAGAACCTGCGCCGTCAGGATCCTACGACCATGATGAAGATGCTCGATGACATGGGACTGGACGGCAGCAGGGCGGTCAGCGTGCTGGCAACACTGGCAGATAAGGTTGATGATGTCAGGGCACGACAGGAACTGGCCACTAAGGCGTATGAAGAAGGTACCAGTGTCATAAAGGAGTATGACACAATGAACAATACGGTGCAGGCTCAGCTTGACAAAGCAAAGGACCGCTTTAACGACCTTCGGGTAGAGTTAGGCGAGCGACTGATGCCTATCATGGTCAACGGGCTGCATGTGACTTCATCTGTCATTGAGATACTGAAGGTGCTCATGGACTTCACGTCACGTTACAAGACAACACTTATCACTCTCACGTCTGCCATAGTCGCATATACAGTAGTTGTCAATGCACATACTATAGCTACGAAGCTCCAAGTGTTTTGGAACGAAAAAGTTATAACAAGCTTCCTTGCTTTGAATAAAGTCGTCTCCAGCCATCCTTATTTGGCATTGGCGACGGCCATAGCTTCGGTAGTTGCTGCCTTGGTGGACCTGACAAAGAAAACGGACGCCGCCACAGTAGCAGCACGGACATTGCTTGATATAGAACGTAAAGCCTCTGCAGATGCTGAGTCTGAGAGTAGAAGACTGTCAATGCTTGTAAAAGTAGCAAGGGATAAAGCCGAGACGGACAAAGTACGCAAGAAGGCCATCGAGGAAATAAATAGCATAAGTCCAGAGTATCTTGGTAACCTGAATCTTGAGAATATTAATACCCAAAAAGCTGACAACGCAATCAAGAATTACACAAGATCTATCTTGTTGAATGCAAAAGCCAAGCGATTAGCTGCGCAAATTGACGAAATTGAACAGAAAAAACAGGAAAAAAGAAGACAACTTGGTGAAGGTTCATACTCCCAGTGGTATGACTACTGGATAACACAGTGGAATGATGCCGTGAGAACTGTTGACCGGTCAATGAATGCGGTAAATTCTTTTGTGTATCATGGGGATTTCAAAGGCTGGGGGGAAACATCGATTACCGAAGACAATGGCTATGCGTTTGATGTTGCCAGAGTGGCACTTAACAGATACAGGGATGATGTTGCCAGCTTAGAAGAGCAACAAAAGGCTCTCAATGTATCTCTGGAGCAAACAACTCAAGAACTTGTGAAAATAAACACTACTGCTAATACTCCTGAAAATAATGATGTCCCTCCTATCTACACACCTGGACCATCTGGATCAGGAAGATCGAACAGTCCCTCTTCAGACACCGAGAAAGAACTGCGCGAACGGAACGAGGCCATCAAAGCTGCCAACGATGAGCTGCTGGCCATGAACATGGCGCAGTATGCTGCCGGTGAGATTGACTACCGAGAGTTCCTTGAGAAGCAACAGCAGCTGCAGCTGGCTGGCATACGGAAGCGCATGGAACTCTACGGCGAGGGGTCTGATGAATATAAGAAACTGCAGCTGAAGGAACAGCAACTTCTCCAACGTGGTACCGAAGAACAACAGCAGATGCAGCTTCGTGACCTGGAAAACATGCACCGTGACCTGATAGAGCAGTTGAATGTTGACTTCGAAGATGCGTCAAGCTCCATCTACCAGAATGAGGCTGCGCTTAACGAGGCTCTGTTCCGTGAGGATTATGACTATATCGAGGAAAGAATGGCACTCTATAACAAGGGCAGCCTCGAGTATATGGAGTTGGTAGAGGAACGTGAGGAACTTCTGCAGCAACACAGAAGGGAACGAGAGCTGTATTACCAGGAACAGCTTGAGAACTTGAGAGAGACATACCTCGGACAGTCGTCAGAGAAGCGCATGACGCTGGAACTGAACGCCCTCGACGAACTCTACAGACAGGGACTTGTCAAGGAAGAGGAGTACCAACAGGCTCGTCTGCAGATACAGGCACGCTATGCTCAGGATACTTCTGTCGCAGTGGAGAGTAGCGGCAAGGCTACTGCTGCCTTCAAGGTTGCCAAAGCCAACGCCGGTGATGCCAATGCACAGAATGCATGGACAGGTGATCTGGCGAACCTGCAGACACAGATGGCGTTCCTGAAGAAGATGTACCAAAACGATGAGCTGGCGCATACCGAATACCTGGCTGCCAAGGCCATGGCTGTCGAGGAATTCCTGCAGAAGACGCAGGAGAAATACGGCACCGTCTTCGAACAGATGGGTAGTCTGTATAATGCTGCCAATGCCTACGCCAAGGCATCGTCAGACTATGAGGTGGCCATGGTAGCGAAGAAGTATGACACGGAGATTGAGAAGGCTGGCAACAACCAGAAGAAAGTCAAGAAGCTGGAGGAGCAGAAACAGAAAGAGACGGCAGCCATCAAGAAAAAAGCCAACGAACGGGCCATGAAGGTGGAGATGGCTCAGGCGCTGGCCAGCACGGCCATGGGTGCCATCAATGCCTATACGTCGGCTGCTAAGGTGCCTTTGGTAGGCTACCTGCTGGCTCCTGTAGCTGCAGCTGCAGCACTCGCTGCCGGCATGCTACAGATTGCCACTATCAAGAAGCAGCACCAGGCAGAGGCGACCGGATACTACGAGGGTGGCTACACCGGCGGAAGGAACTACCGAAGGACTGCAGGTGTGGTGCATGAAGGCGAATTCGTGGCTAACCATCAAGCTGTGAATAACCCTCATATTGCTCCTATGCTTGATTTTATCGATGCAGCTCAGCGTAACAATACCATTGGATCGCTTACCATGGAGGATGTGAGACGGTCGGTAGGGACCACTAATGGGTCTCCTGTCATCACTCCCGTAGTCAACATACAGACGGACAACAGTGACCTCAAAGAAGAACTGCAGCAATTGCACGACGTCAATGATGCATTGTACGAGGCCGTTCGAAACGGCATACCGTCGTATCTGGACCCGGAACAGGCAAAAAAGGCTATCGACCACATTGACAACTTAAAATCGAAGAAATAATGACATCACTGTATTTATCTAAAAATGATGGGCAAACGTGGCAGCAGGTATTCTTCGCCGGGAACGGAGGGTTCAAGCTGACACGAGAAAACCCATACTTCATGCAGTCAGAGAGCTATACATTCGACGTGACACTTCCTATGACGATACTGGAGAATAGGACGTTCTTCAGTAATGTACAACGCATAGATACCTCCAAAAAGAACATTCCCATGAAATGCCGGCTGACGATAGACAACAGACCGGTATTATCAGGTAGCGCGCGTATTACTAGCGTCACGGAGTCTGCTGTGAAGGTGCAGCTGCTGGGAGGACGATCGGAAGTGAATTTCCTTGGTGACGAGGAGTACATAGATGAGCTGCCGTTAGGCACACACTCGGGTTACACAGTGGTGTGGCCAGAAGACTTGGTGATGGATGTCAGTGCTGTACAGGATGAGACAAGAGGTGGGGGACGAAATGCAGTCCATCAGTTCGGACTGGTGTACCTGGCCAAGCAAATCGTCAAACATTACGGATTTACCGTTGAAGAGTGTTCTGTTGATGTAGAGCCGTGGAACAGATTATTCGTGGCAACAGCAAAGAACACTGAAGAGGCGTCACACACACTGCCACACTGGACACCGAGGGAGTTCTTTACGGAGTTCTGTAACTTCTTTAATCTGGTCATCGTAACCGATGAGGTGGCACGGACAGTGAAGATCTTGTCCGCACCGCAATTTTTTAAAACCACTGCCTGTGTATCAATAGAGCCGGCAGAGGAATATACAACGGAGGTCGATGAGGATAGCGATGCTCATGCACTGGCATCTGACGACCTGAGCTACGACTTGTCATCGTCGTCGGGACATGATTACGACTGTCTCCAGGATAATGTACGTGAGTATGCTCCTTCAACGGACTATGCGACTTATGATGCACTCAACAATGCATACAACGACATGTCAGATGCCGAAAAACAAGCACGCATACTACGCTGTCCCGTAGGCAGATTCACTGGGTGGGTGCATGACTACAGCCAACTTGGACTGCCGGAAGAGCTGCTGATGAAAACACAGATAGATGTGTTCGCACCACTCAGACGCGATGGATCGACAGGAGAAACAAAGCTGAAGATATGCCCGGTGGCCATGGACTGGTGGAATACCTCTGTAACTTTCGGGACAGGGGACGCTGCTCACACTATCAAGCAAACAAGCATCGCACCGGCACTGGAGAATCCGACAGGTAACGACACTCCGGACGATGGCGCTACTATCCAGGATTATGTGCTCGGAGAGGCTGAGGTGGATGTCACGGGAAAGAAGGAAGACCGGCTGCAGGTAATGTTCATCGACGATGTTGTTCAGAAGGCTGTTCGCAATGACTCGCTGACACCTGAGTCCTATTCTCAGTTTGATATCCGTATTGGCTTTACGGACTGGAGACTGAAATCCAACCCTCTGGCTGACAGTCACAGGAACTGGTCTCTGTCACTCAATAGTACGGATGCTGATTATTACCTTGGACAGCTGCATCTCAACGGATTTTCCTTCAATATGCAGGCGCGACATACGTTCAAGTTCATTTGTAATAACATACCAGACGCGACGGCTCTCTTTGTCATCCGGAATAAAAAATATGGCTGCGAAAAACTGGAAATAAACGTCACGGAAGATGGTTTTGAGCACTTGATAACCGGGTATTTCTACGAGATGATTTCCTGAGAATGCACGCGTACGTACATTATATATCATAACACGCCTTCGTAATTCAGTAGGAGCTTGTTGGCTTTCTTAACGTCCTTGGGAGTATAGATGTCGGTTATCAGAATACTCGAATGACGAGCCTGGTCTCTGACACTCAAGACGTCTGTGTTTGCTCGCAGCATATTGGTGATGCCACTGTCCTTGAGTGAATAGAACTTGTAACGAACGGAAAAGCCTAAATCCTTCCTGAGTGTTCGAGTCCAATAGTCCCTGAATGATTTCTCGCTCCGGAAGGATTGACCAGGCCTGAAATCGTCAGAAAACAGGTAATAGCTGCCAGGGTGACGGAAGATATCAAGGTCCAACATCAGACGGATGACATGCATGGGTAGGGTTACGACAGCATCGTTCCAGTTCTTGGCAACATCCCAGTGAATAAACAGCGTCTTTTCCTTCAACGAGATATCCTCTATCTTCAGCCTGGCAAGTTCGTGTGGACGGACAAAAACATAATGCAATAGATAACAGGCCAGTAGGTAATGGGGATTTCGCTCCTTTAAATACATGCTTATTTGTCGAAGGACACTGTCAGGTATGACGTCACGGTTTTTCTTCTTGTCCTTACGCTTAAGAACAGGAATGCCAACAGTCGGATCCTGCTCTATCATTGACTTCGACAAAAGCCACTTGGCAAAAACCTTGATCCATCCAAGATAGTTGTTACGGGTTTGGATGCTGTTGTCCCTCTCCAAAAAGACGAAATCCAAAAAAGCGTCAACAATACGTTTGTCGAACTGATAGGCATAACGTATCTGAGACTTTTCCTCTGCCATCCATCGGGCCAGGACACGAAGGTAACTCATATAACTGGTAATGCTCTCTTCACGCATCGTACCCGATTCCAATTGCTTGGCCAGGAAGCGCTTATATTGAAGACACGCATCCTCCCATCTCGTATAGACTAAGCCTGCACGCTGTTGTATCCAAGGATTCCAGCCTCCCTCAAGCTCTTCGCGGATACGTCTGACAACACCTTCCACATAGTCACGCTGAGCTCGTTTTCCCGGTATCCTGTTCAACTCCCTGGCGAGTTTCATTCGTTTCCTACGCAACCTGCCCGTCTCGGGATCGAAAGCATAGAAACTAATAGTCACAACATTGCCCCAGGATACCTGTGGCTCTCTGTATTCCTTTACGTAATCTTCGTTTTTTTTGACAGAAAAAGTCATTTTTTTGTTCATTTCGTTGCCAAAATGAACGATGATACCATTTGTTTTTTCTTCTTCAGAACTGACGCGTTACTGGCGCGGTTCAACCTCCTAAAAGCAACGTAACTACCTGATATTTCAGATAGTTACTTTTCTTTTTGTCGGGATTACTGGACTTTATTATCAAGTAACTGTCTTCTGAAAGGCCGATGGAATCGAGGTTCCTTTTTGGCAAAATTAGTATATTTGGCGCGTTTCTGGCGCGGTTTTCTTAATTTTTCTTTGCCAGTTCTATGAGCTGGTCGATACGCTGGTTGAGCTGGGCAATCTGTTTGTCCTGGCGACGGACGATATCCTGCATGACGTTTAGTTGGGCTCGCAGTATGCCTGCATCATCAGTATTGATGTTGACATTACCGACGGTATTATTGTTGCCGGTTACGTGGTTATAGCCAGCTGTTTGCCGGTCAAAAAGCTCGTCGATGGAGCATCCGAGGATGTTGGCCATGGCCTCTATCGCTGATGCTTTAGGGTTGACAGGAGCCCTAAACTCTCTCCAGGAGAAGGCTCCAGTACGCTCTGGATAAACAGCAGCCTTGAAATCTTTGGCCTTAATGCCTCGCTTTTTCGCAAGTGATATGATTTTCAATCCATTGATAGCCATACTATTGTAGTTGTTTTTATTATTTAAAAATACAAGTGTATATGTTTAGAAACCGTCTAAATTGCAAGTGTAATTGTTATTTTTGTTCAGTTTTATTTGTACGTTTGGGTTCTTTTGTTTATTTTTGCAAGCAAATTTACAATTATTTTTTGAGATGAGCAAGGAAAAAGGTAGCAAATTGACTAGTATGGGACTGGTGACCTATCATGAAAGTTTGAGTCGGTCAGAGCGTGTGGAACTGAAGAACTACGTGGCTTCACTGTTCCGCCTAAGCTATTCTGTTGTGCAAAAGAGGTTTGCCGGCGGCATGGAGTTCACTGCAGCAGAGTTGATTGCCTTACAGCCTGTCATCGAGGAGGAATTATGGAGGCATTAGAGTTTTTCCTGATTAACGGCACAACCTGTATCTGCAGAAATGGTGTCGCCAAAAAGCTGACTCCAGAGGACCGTGATGAGGTGGTATTCATGCTGGAGAAGATTGGTGATTATTTCCCGGATGCACTAAAGGCGCTGAAGAAGCTGGCCTCTGCCTCGGAACCGAACAGGCGGTGGTATGAATACCGGATGGTTGACCGGTTCATACGCTGCAACTTCGGTGAGGCCGACTTCCTGCGTCCTGACGTGGAGATGGACATGTTCCACATTGAGGAGGTGAGATGCCCTTTGAGAGGGATATGCGAGCATGAAGGCGTGATCTGCAAACCGAAGCTTAAACTGCCGATGACGGAGGCTGAGCAGGAAGTGGCCACACTGTACTCGAAGGGATGTACTCCCGTGGAGATAGCCACCCGTCTGAAGAAAAGCGTCAAAACGGTGAAGAACCAGTTGACGAGCGTCACAAGACGCCTTCGCCTGGATAGGACCAGAGACCTAATTAAACTGTTAGGCTTGTACGAAATAACCACATAGAGGCTCTGAGGTACTTGCGTAGGAAGCCAGTGCCGGCCGTCCGACTTTTTGCCATATTATATGTGTAAGCAACTCTCGAATTTCAATTAATGGACGGTCGGCCTCTTTAAGAACAAAAACCTATAAATAAATAAAGAATATGAAAGTAATAGACTTTGAAATGGCCATCGACGCACTGGGTGTGTCGGGGTTGGTAAAGGATGAAGTGAGTCTGCGTGGAGGTCAGGTGACTCGTATGCACGGACATCTAGGGAATCTGCTTATCATGTGGGACGATTTCGGAAGAGCGTTCACTTATACGACTTGTATGAAGCTCAGTACCACTGAGCCTACTCAATACCACAGAAAAGTGGCTATGAAAGTGTTTAAGAGGGACACAGGGTACGACTTGAAATTCGGATGACGGCATGATGTACGTGGAGATGGATAGAAACCTGGAGGTGAATCTGATGGGGATGTCATGGGAAGAAGCTGTTGCGCTTAAAGTAATGATAGAAGGCGCTTCCCTTGAAGAACGCAGGATATTCAATGGAGTCCTTCGACAACTGAATCAACCTTTTGACAAACTGATGAAATAAACAGATTACGACATGAAGATAGGAGAAAGAGTAATAGTCAGTGCTGCCGTCACGGGTGACGGGGAGCAGCACAATGGCTGGATAGCCGATGTTTACGAGTTCATGCGTGAGACATTCGTTGAAGTGAAATTCGACAGCCCTGCCGCTGATGGGCGGCCTGGATGCGTGGTGAACAACTTGGGAATGATCAGGAAGGAGGTGGCGGTATGAAAAGAAGCAGGCCGTGCCTGCCACGGAAGATGAAGAAAGCTATGGACGCACTGCTAATCAGCAACGACGGAGATGTGTTCTTCAAACGCAATTATAGCCTGCGCCACTATCCACGCACGAAGTGGGTGGTGCGTGCCGAGCGGCAGTTCCGCCGGAAGTGGCTCGAGTGTAAACATAAGGATGAACAATTAAAAGCATTAAGATTTTTGAATTATGAAAAAGTATTGGTCGAGAAGGAAGCTTAAACTAACCGTCCCTGCCATCAGGGCATTTCGCCGGTCGGTAGAGAATGGAAAGATAGGTGATTATTTGATTAAGATGGCCGAAGAAACTAATTCCGGCAGTGTGAGAGTTCGCTACGTGCTTAAGGAAAAGCCCTGGGTCGTAACGATAGAAGCAAAGCGCCATGGCCATTGAGAATGTGAAGATTACCCTGACCAACGGGCAGAAGTACAAGCTGCGCAAGCCGGAGGACCTGTCGAAGATAGACCAGGAGCGGACTGCAATCTTTGTGTTCGACAACCTACAGGTCTATAACGGCCAGAGCGACGGCATGTTGGATGAAGATGAAGACTCCTGCATCTTCGTGCCAGGCAAGAACCACGGCATCGCCATGCCGTTCAGCAGACTGTTGGGATGGGCATATAAACGAAAAGGAGATAAATAATGAAGCTATGACTAAGATCCCTGAATTTGATAAGCACGGGCGTTACATTGAGTCGCCTTGCTATGGCTGTGATCTTCCCGACTGCAGTCATTGTCCAAGAGAAAACGACAATAAAGAAGGAGATTGCTTTTGATGAAGCTTAGTGAAGACTTAAATCCTAAATGCGAGAGGATATCGAAAGAGACGTATAAATCTCTCATTAAGGTGTCCGGTGGTGCTGAAGCCCTGTCATGGGACATGCACTTACTTGCCAACAAACTGGCCGAAGACCATGCCGATGGCTATGAAGGTTTGGTATGGTTCCAGTCTATGGCTGCCCGTGTCAATGCCATTTCCAATGAAATCGCGGATGTTATCGACCGACTCGAGATCCAAAACAAGATGCCGGAATGAAAATACCCCCCCCCATTATATGTAGTTACAGGCCTATGGCACGGCCGTTGTCGAGAGGCCATCAGTCTGCCGTGCAGTCGTCTGAAGGCAGTAGAGTTGAGAGACTGGACACGCAACATGTTCGGCCATCTTAGTGTGTACACAGATATTCAGATAAGAGAGGTTAAGGTAAAAGTCTAACTTAGATGGAGATGTTTGAATATGAAGAAATTGATTCCACCAGCGAAGAATAATGTCCACGACTATCCTGGGCAATGCCAGAAGGTCGTTGCCGTATGGCCAAGCGGCAAGGTAGCCGGGTATTTCGACAGCATTAAAGTTGCCGTTGAGAAATATGGATTCAGTCGGGATGGCATCACAAAATGCTGTCGTGGCCGTCAGCGCTTGTGTGGCGGGCTGAATTGGTTTTACGAAAAGGACTATATGCCCATATACTTCAGTGGTGACACGTCGAGCCTTGTTCTCCCTCCTGACAGCATCCGCAATCCTGACGGCACATTCAAGGCTGGCCACCATAACTACAAGGGTAGGAAACGGAAGATGACGCCTGAGTATATGCAGAACCGCCGGGAGCATATGCTACGGCTACGTCGTTTAGGCTTGCTGCAGCACGACAGCACACGGAGCTTCAAAGCTGTTATCGAGGTCGAGACGGGTACCATATACCCGAGCATCGGCCATGCTGCACAGGCGACCGGCTACACCTATGGCGGCATGCTGTCCGTTTTAAATCGAGCGAACAAGGCAAGTAAGACAGGGTATCACTATTGTCTGAAATCCGTTTATGACAGAATACACAATTAATACATAAGGTTAATCAATGAATATACTGCAATTGATAGAACAAAAGACAGGCCTGAGGTTCATCGTAGGATGGCCCGACTATGTGGTAGATGTCGAAAGCCAGGAGGTGTTCTCTATAAAGGGATACACACCACATGTCGTCAAGGTGCAGATGCGCCCGAACGGACAACACATGGTCAACCTCTGCAGAAATGGTACGAGGCTGACAGTCAGTATCAACCGGCTCTGCTATGCCGCGCAGAAAGGGATATCGGTGAAGGACATACCTGCAGGACTGGTGGTAAAACGTGATAATGACGGCAGCTACCGTCTGCTTGACAACAGAGATAACTTGGAAGAGGCCAGTCAGAAGAACTTACAACTGCGCCGTGAGCAAAGGATGGAACACATGGAACGAAAGCGTAGGGAACTGGTGATTCTGACGAACTACTATTGTGGCAGTCAGACCGATGACAATGAGCTGCTATCGTATTGTGAGATGATGCGGCCCGAACTCGTGGCATGGTGCCGGAAAAGGTACCTGCTGTCACGGGCCAATGGTGACGACCTCTATAGTCAGGCAGTCGCCCGCTTTCTGGAGAGTGTCAGCCGTCCCAGTGCCACGATGACATGCATAACAGGCAACTTAAAATTGTTTATTAAGAAGGTGTATGCTTCGCACAAGGCGGAAACGGATATCAGCCGTAACGTCATGAGGGTGCTGAGGAGTGGGGAGGAAGGACTATGAAATGGATCGTCACAGCCATCTGTCGTCTCACTGATGAGCGTGTCATCATCAGCAACCCCTGCTCCAAGGAGACGGCCGAGTATCTGATGGAACGGCAGAACCGGAAGAACCACGGTCGCGGCCAGTGCCTCTACCGCAAACTGCGGGTAGAGCCAGCGGAGAGCGAGCAGCTGCTGCCCTTCGTCTCGGAATGAATGTATTTTGCCGACCGGTGGCTTAGTCCTATCTTTGCCGCCAAGGTAAACGTAAAAAATGTAAATATGTATGTTTTATGATTGACAGACAGCGTATAATGGATGAGACCCGTCAGGGTCTCGACATCCTCCTGGACCTCTATCCGCAGGCCAGGGACTGTGTAAATACGAAGAAGCAGTTTAAGATGCGGCTGTCGGAGAAAACGGCATCGGCCACTATCCGCCAGAACAAGGCAGGACTGTGGGTAGTGCACGACTTCGGCGGTGACGACGAGGATCTGAACGCTATCGACGCCTGGATGCGTCTGAATGGATGGGACCGCTCTCGCTTCGGTGCCGCGGTGATGGCCATCGCTCAGGAGTACGGCATCCGTGACGAGCTCTCTCCAGACAAGAACTTTGCCCGCGTGGTGGAGAGGGCTGCCAGTGACGAGGAACAGGAGGGACAGTGGTACTACGAGATACGTGAGTTCACTGACCGCGAGCTGAAGATCCTGGGACCTGGTGTGACACGCGACATCTGTGAGCAGCTGCACTGGCATGCGCTGGAATGGCTGGGAAAGGTGAAAGACCGCCGCATCAGGGAATTCCATTCCAATGACACGTTCCCCATTTTCCTCAGGGAATGCTTCGTGGAAAATCCGGAAGAGGGAAAGCCGGACCGGTTCTACAAGGTATATCGGCCTTACGAACCCGACAAGCGCTGGCGCTTCCTATACTTCCCGGAGGGTGCGAAACCCCAGAATTACATCAATGGACTATACGAGCTCCGTAAGGAGTGGACACGGCTGAATGAGCAGAAAAACAAGCACAATGACAACGAAGAGGTAGGCGGCACGACAACCATCGACAAGATCGAGAAGACGATGGACCGAGGCGTACAGCGCTACTATCGTGTAGTACTCTGCAGCGGAGAGCGCGACGCACTATGCGTCAAGGCTCGTGGCGACTGTCCGGTGTGGCTCAACTCCGAGACGGCTCGACTGGATATCCAGGACTACCGCAGAATTATCTGTCTGGCCGGGTCTCTTACCAACATCCCAGACCTTGATACCACCGGCATAGCACGTGGGTCTGCCCAGGCTCTGAAGTTCATGCAGATGAAGACCTGCTGGCTGCCGGAGACACTGAAGGAGATGAAGGACAACAGAGGCCGTCCGTCGAAGGACTTCCGTGATTGGTGCCAGTACTTCCCCACGGAGGAGGACTACTACGACCTGATGGACCGTGCCGTCGAGGCGAAATTCTGGTCAACAACAGTCTCCAAGGACGGACTGCGGAAACACCGCATCGACGCAGTTTGCCTGCATCAGTTCCTTATGTTACATGGTTTTGCCGTGCTTCGGCAAGACGGCGGTGACGACGAGCCGCAGCTGGTGCGCATCAAGGACAACGTGGTCTTCAGGAAGAGTCCTCGTGACGTCCGTGACTTCGTACGTCTGTGGTCAATGGGTGCGAAGGATCCTGACTCTCCTGCAGAGAGCCTGCGCCACGACAACCAGATACGTATGGAGCATGGTGTGCGTAACCTGATTCTGACAGACGTCGCTTTCTCGGCCAACTACCTGAGTGCGTTGCCGTCCGTCAGACCGGACTTCACATCATATACGGCACGGACCCAGGACTTCTACTTCCGTAACGGCGTGGTGCATTGCCATGGTGAGGGTGCCGATCTGCATCTCTACCGGGACAAGTCCCTTGATACCTGCGTGTGGAGCCAGCAGATTATACCGCATGACTACCGTCCGCTGCCACCTATGTTCAGGGTGGAATGGGTACCTGGAGAGACACTGATTGACGGCACGCCGAAGTTCCGGCTCGAGGTGATGGACTGTACGTCGTCACACCTGATGGGCTATCTCATCAACACTTCGCGGCTGTACTGGAGACAAGAGATTGAAGAACAGTTTCCGAACTCACCAGATGCGCAGCGTGCTTACAAGGAGATGCATCCGTTCGAGATCGCAAGCGAATACCTCACCGAGCAACAGCGTGAGGAACAGGCACAGGGGCTTCTTAACAAGCTTTTTACCATTGGTTACCTGCTGCATGCATACAAGAGCCCGTCAAGGACTTGGGCGGCGTTCCTGATGGACAACCGCATAGCCGAGGGTAACGAGGCAAACGGACGCAGCGGTAAGTCTTTTTTCGCCGAAGCACTGAAGCAGCTGCTACATATCGAAATCGTTGGCATCGACGGTCGCAACACCGATATCAAAAAAGACACACATGCCACCTCGAAGATATCACGCACCACACGCCTGGTGCACGTCGAGGACCTCAGCCAGTTCATCGACGTGAGCGACTACTACAATCTCATTACCGGCGACATGTCGGTCAACCCGAAAGGAGTGACGCCTTTCACCATTCCCTTCGCTGAATCTCCTAAGTTTCTTTTTTCGACCAACTATGTACCTTCGTCATTCGACGCGTCCTCTGATGCACGCATGCTGTATGTCACCTTCAGCGACTGGTATCACCACAGGACCGCAGAAAACCCATTCCACTATCAGGAAGAAAGAACCATCTTCGACGACTTCGGCAAGAACCTTTTTGACTCTTTCTACAGTGAAGAAGAATGGAATGCTGACCTGAACCTGCTCATGCAGTGTGAACAACTGTACCTGTCAATATGCATGAAGACGTGGAAGGTGCAGCCTCCGATGCAGAACATCATACTCCGCAAGCTGAAGACTGACATGGGACCGCAGTTCGAGGAATGGGCCTCGGTGTTCTTTGCAGCTGACGGACCAAACGTCAACAAGCAACTGGTACGCAAGAACGTTTTCGAGACTTACCTCTCCGACTGCCCTGGCGTAAAAGACTCGATGAAGCGTTTTTCTCTGCGTCTCAAGGCTTTTGCTCGGTGGGCAACATGGATATACGCACTGAACCCGGAAGATTGCCTCAATACGCAGGGACGTAACATCCAGACGACACGAGACCCGAAGACCCAAGAGATGATACAGCAGGAGATGATACATCTGCGTACCATGGACGAGGAACAACGCATCAGGCAGTCAACCAAGGACATCTGGGGCGGACAAGCATAGTACAGACACATTACACATATTTACATATTCTTTGACGGTGGCCACCGGTATCCTATATACGGATCCGGTGGCCACCTTTTTTGCATTTTTCAACAGACGGCACTTTTTGCCCTCCCCTCACCCCTCTCTATAAAGTAACAAAAGATTTGTATATCTGTATAATGACATTTGCGAAGTGTGAAAAATCCTTTGTACATCGGCATTTCCTAATATACAAATATACAAATTGGATTTGTATATTAGAATAGAGATTTGTATATTTGTATAAAAAGGGTTAATGACCGATTTACATGTTTTAACACAATTAGAGGAGAAAATGTCTAATACAAATCCGTTCCTGATGGTCTTACAAAACAGTTGTATATTAGGAAATGCCGATGTACAGGGTGTTTCACGGTGATTGTAATGGTTTAATACAAATATACAGACAATTTGACGAAAAATATCAAGGTAATCATAAAAAATCAGATTAAATACATTGATAATTCAGTTTAATTTGTAATTTTGCAATTAAAACTATAGATTATGAGCAAGTTTGTCATCTACCTACAACTAAAACCGTTCATTGCACAGTGGCTGACGCACCACTTCGGCAATCCTGTCACTTTTCCTCCTCAGTCGGTAGGTAATCGCCGGATAACCTCTGTCCTACTTCGACGACCTGCAGACATCCCACCAGAGACGGGGGGACCTGGGCTTACGCCTGTCGCCATTCCCTACTCAAAACAGAAAGACCCTGAGGGATGGAACTATGTCACACATCATGGCAAGAGGGTCATCATGGAATATATAGATGCACTGTTTGAGGATAACCTCTACTCTGAGTTCAGGGAGATGTGTGATGACGATTCGAAGATCCAGACAGCTGCTTATGCCTGGTGCGAAATGCATGGTGTTTCCATTAACTATGCCGACACCATCCGACAGAGATTCTATAGAGAGAGGTGTAAGCTAATGTCTAAAGGTGTCGATCTGAGAATGAAAAGACGCAAAAGAGTATGAATTAATGAATATTAACAGAAATAATAACCTGTAAAGACACCCTTGTTTTTTCACAAATGAACATTTTAGAACTATTTTGAACAATTAAAACATTTTTACTATATATGCACTATTCTAACGTCATTATCTCCATCGACCGATGTCTGGCATCTGACATGCCGGATGTGCTCCGTACCTCCTCAAGAGTAATCATACCCATGGATGCTATTCCCTGGATACCTATACCTATCAAGGTACCTGCATCCCTGAATATCAGTGACAAGCTGGACAATGGACAACGGATATATTCGGCCCAGCTCGCATTTAAGACTCCCTCTGACTACCCACGCGAACGAATGGTTTATCGGGCTACTGCCGTGAATGGGAAACAGTATCTGATAGGAACCAAGGAACGTCCGTTTCCTGTCACATCAGTAGTTGAACCGCATCCTGACAGAATAACCGATAATCAGCTGTTGGAGGTTACGGTTACCTTCTCTTCTGCCTATAAAATACTTTATATTGCAGGTTAATAAGAATTTTTAGAAAGTAGCTTTCATCTCTACCTTTGCGCTAAATCAAGGTAGAGATGAAAAAATATGATCTATATTTAACAGGAACGGTAGGCGGTTGGGGAATCTCGGCCGACTACGTTAAGTACATACTTGACAAACATAAGGATCAGCCAGTCGATGTGGCTGTATGCTCACTGGGTGGTGACGTGAGTACTGCGCTGCAGATCTATGAGCTCATCAAGAACCACGGCCAGGTGACTGCTCACTTCCTGGGCATGTCCGCCAGTGCCGCTACCTTCATGGTGATGGGCGCCAAGACAGTGAAGATGTCGAAGAATGCGCTGCTGCTTATTCATAACTGTTCCTCATGGGTGGACTCATGGGGACGCTTCAATAAGGAGCAGTTAGACGAGATCATCAAGCAGCTTCAGTTCGAGCGCAAGCAACTGGACACCATTGACGACGTGATTGCCAATATCTATGCCGAACGTAACGGCAAGAACATTGAGGATATAAAAGAGAAAATGAAGGTCGCTGCCTGGATCAAGGCGGCTGACGCCAAGAGCTTCGGTATCGTTGATGAGATAATCGATGCCGAGCAAGTTGGCAATTTCATGGAAGGGAAGATAAAAAACTCATTAATAAAGGATATGGGCCTACCAGCCTTACCTAAGGACTTTGATTCTGAAACAGGTGAGGAGAATCCAACCTCCAGCGTGATCAAAAAGGTCGTTGATATGCTGAAGGGCCTTATCCCGGAACCTCCGACCATTATTACTAACAAAAAAATGATCAAAGTGTTTACTGCTGTGATGGCCTTGCTGGCTATCACTGACGGCTTCAAGCCGGACGAGAAAGGAAACGTCTCGCTGAGTCAGGACCAGATGAGAACCATCGACGATGAGCTGCGTAAGCAGAACGATGCATGCAAGAAGGCAGCAGGCGTCATCGATGACCTGAAGAAAAAGATCCAGGATCTGGAGAATGACGTCAAGCTGAAAGACGAGCAGATTGCCAACCTCAAGGGTTCTGCTCCTGACGACGAGGACGGCAGGAAAGTCGATGAGACCGCTGCTCTCACGGGTGCAGCAGAATTGTTTAACTCCATTAAAGATGCTCTGTAATTATGGCAAAACCAACAACAGCTGTAGATCCTAACTACGAATTTTCGCCGGAAGAGCTGGCAACCGCCTTCCAGCGCTACCGCACTGAGCTCATCACCATGCCGATGTTCGCCATGAACATGGCCGTCCAGCACATGGGCGTCCGCACCGGCATCCGCTACAAGGAGCATGTGCATGAGATGAAGGGGAACTTCCAGATGGGTAACTACGACAAGTACAAGATGGGCAACGGCAACGTGAAGACAAACCAGCGCACACTGGAGACCTTCTTCGGTAACTGTATTGAACCGATTGACCCGAACTCAATCGTTCATTCTCTCTGGGGCTCGGACATTACCAAGGGTGATGCCTTGAAGAATGTGCCGTTTGTCAAGCGTGTCTGCGCCTACATCATGGCACAGCTTGGCGAAAACATGTTCAACGAGATGTGGACAGCCAAGCATGATCCTGAAAACACGACAGAGACAGCCAAGTGGTTCAACGGCTTCCTGGCCATTGAGGATGCGGAAATCACAAAGGGTACCATGTCGGCCGAAGAGGGTAACCTCTATACTCTGCCTGAGGCTTTCACACCCGAGAACGCTGAAGACCTGATTAAAGACTTCTACTGGGGTGTCACCGGCTGGAAGGGTGCCGACAAGAAACTCCGTAAGCAGAGCCTGAAGTTGTTTATGAACGACACCGTCAAGCACTACTACGAGGAGTCCTATCAGCACAACCACGGCGCTCTGCCGTACAACCAGCAGTACCAGAAGGCTTACCTGGAGGGTACGACAGTTGAGTTCGTAGGACTGCCAAACGTCCCAATGGACTACCTCTGCCTGACACCGAAGAACAACATCCTGACGTTGTGGAACCAGCGAACCAAAGATGAGACATTCCTCGTGGAGAAGTCGCTGAACTCTCACTACGACGTTGACTTCATTGCCAACATGTTCTACGGCGAGCAGTACGAGTCCATCAATAAGGAGAAGCTCTGCGTGGCACGTCTGCAAACGTCTGGCAACGACGGCTCCGACAACCAGGGTGGCGGCTCCAACAATGAGAATACAGAGCAGCCATAAGTAATTAACGGAAGATGGGGCTGTAACCCCTCTTCCTTTTTGTCTAATATAAATAGTTAAAAAAAATGGCAGATCCGATAACCAATGCAGCAGCCTGCACCGAGCAGGACCTGTATGAGGACGTGAATTTTTGTCCGGGTGACCGTTCAACACCTGGAACACGAAACCACTTCTACTTTGTAAAGAAAGCGAAGTGCCAGAATATTCCCAAGCCGAAGGGGTACAACGCTACTAAGATGGAAGAGGTAGCCGTCATCTCTGACAATATCGTTCTCCAGGAGAATGAAACTTGGAAGAAGGTGGCTCTCGTTCCATTGGAGACCGAGGTGACCAACCAGTCACAGGGATCCTATGGCGCCAAGACATTCCAGAACCACGTTGTCCTGGTTCTTCCTGGCTCAGCTAAGAAGAATACCGGTCTGATAGCCATGCTGAACAATGACGATGTGCTCATCTCCGTGCCAATGGCTAACGGTCAGCACAGACTCTTCGGTAATTCCGACTACCAGACTCAGGTGGCTCTCTCACAGGCACAGGGAAAGGCGGCTACTGACCCGAACACCACCACTATCGACGTGACGGTGGACGACCAGTATCCTGCCCCCTACTATGAGGGTACGCTACCCACTGAGGAAGGCACCATCTCCGGCATCACTGACGAGTTGGTTGTCAATCCATGATGATCACTTGTCATGTAGTACGATAGTTGGCGGTCTGGCAATATAAACGCCAGACTGCTTTTTTTAATTAATATAATAATGTATGAGACTGAACAAAAAAATTACTGAAGAGTTGGCTGCATGGCTGCAGAGCGACCACAGTAGCCGCGAGAGCATCATCAAGGGAGCAGAGTTGCTTTATAGGATGAATAACGATCGATCCATGCGCGGACGCATCCTTCGGCGACCGGAGCGTGAGCTGAAGTTCCTGGAGTACAAGTTAGGCAGGTTCCTGAAGATGCAGAAGGACGGTAAGACTCTTGCCGACGTCGTAAAAATGGACAGGGAACTGACGGCCGACCTTACTCCAGCAGAGACAAGCCAGCCAGACGATGACAGCCATCTCCCAGTACAGCAAGGTGAGACTCCTGTCGTCTATATCCGCAAAGGCTTGCGTCCTGATCATGATCGGCTACCGGAAGAAATCCAGGATATCTGGCCAAAGAACGCTGAACGGTGGAAGAAAATCAAACAGCTGCGAGAGACACTGAAGACACTATCTGAACCGTGCGACCGTTATGAGCATCTTCAGATATTGCGAGAGCTCTGGTACACGTACAAGAAGGAAATGGCACGCTATGACGATTATCGTATCGACGGATCTGTCCCACCCCCTGCAGACGAAAAGGTGCAGCTGTCTGAACAGCAGCTGAAGGACTTGAAGAATGCCGATGCCTACGTCTCCAAGAACCTGCCGCTATTAATGCAGCTGGTGGAGGAGTCGAAGGAGCCGGACTTCACGGACGCCGGCAAGCTGGAGAGCCTGCGCGGGCGCATCCAGGAACGTGTCAGCGTACTGGTCAGCCTCGGACGTGAACTCTCTGATGAGCGAAAGCAACAGCTGACGGCATGCAGCATCAAGTTTACCGCTGATGGGCAAGGGTCGTGATATCAACCGTTTATTGAAACCACTCGAGCGATGCAGCCTCCAGTCGTACCTTGGGACGGGGCTGCATACGCTTGGGCTTCTCTCATGGATAATCGGGCAGACGGGACCGGCTGACGTCTATGTGACGACATTCTCTACGTCAGATGCGTTCCTGCGTGGATTCTTGAATCTAAAAAAGAAAAATCTACTCCTGAAAACAATATTGCTGGCTGACCTGAAGGCTTCAAAGAAGACTTATAGGCTTTATAAAGAGATGCAGTCATGCTTCGATGCCGTCTATCTGGCCAAGAACCACTCAAAGGTGATGTTGGTACAAAACGACCGGTGGACGGTGACAGTCATCTCCAGTCAGAACCAAACCTATGGAGACCGTGCGGAATGTACGGTCGTCACTACCTCACAGGAAGTCTTCTACCAACAGTATTGTGGCATTAAAGATATTGTTGATAACCAGTCAATACAATTGAATGGACTATTCGAACGAATTACTCAGCAGAATTCGAGACCTCTCTTCTCAACTGACTCCCCCACAGGAGATTTCCGCATTATTGGATATTGAGGAAAGGGAGTTCCTAAACGACCTGAACACCATTGGCCATCCCGCCAGAAAGGCATTCATGCAGGGCTATGCCACTACGGCTAACGAGATCCGGAAGGATAACATTAACTTGGCGCAGGCTGGCAGCCCAGCTGCTGACGAAGCATGCCGCGGATACCTGCGACGTATGATGCGCGACATATACACATAATTATCATGAGCATACCCGTGAATACTGACGAATACCAGAAATATCTGCCGATAGACTCAGGTGAGCTGCGACGGCAACAGGTACCAGAACACGTCATTGCCCGTGTCGAACGACTGCGTGAGCTGACGGCATACTGGCGGAGCTATCCGCAGACAAAACCGTCGGAGATGGTCGAGCGATGCCGACAGATGTTCCACTTGAGCAAGACCCAGGCATTTGATGACATTCATCTACTGAAGGTACTTATTGGCAACCTGGAGGCAACAACAAAGGAGTATGCACGATGGCGTGTCAACCAGATGATAGAGGAGGACCGGAAGAAAGCACGTGAAGAAGGGGACTGGCGTGCCGTCGCATCAATGCAGAAGAACTACATCCTTGCTAACCAGTTGGACAAGGAGGATACACCGGACATGGCATACGATAAGATTGTACCGCTGCAGATAGAACCGACCGACGACCCATCAGTGCTGGGCATTAAGGTGCCAAAGAACTTCCGTGCTCTGCGTGATAAGCTCATCAAACGCTATAGCCGTGATGAGGAATATACGGAATATGTCGAGGTAAACAGAACGGAGGACGCAGGCAATGGCTGAGAAACAACGACAGTACTTCAACGACGCACAGCTGTACCCGCTGTATATGTCGCCGCGTGACCTGGTGTGCGAGATGGGCCGTGGTACCGGCAAGGGACTGATCGATGCCACACGGCTGCTGCAGGTGTTCCAGCAGATGCCAGGATCCTCGACGGGCTTCGTGTCCCCGTCCTTTAAAAAATGCCTTACGACAACACTGCCATCACTCCTGGTACACTGGGAGAGGTGGGGCTATAAGCGCGACATACACTACACCGTGGGGAAGAAACCATGGAAGTCCCTGAAATGGAAAGACCCCATATTCACACCTAACAACTGGGAGAACTGCATCGGCTTCTACAACGGTTCAGTCTGCCAGATCATCTCACAAGATCGCGAGGGCATGAGCAACGGTATGTCTATCGACCATGTCCTTATCGACGAGGCGAAGTACGTGGATTACGAGAAGCTGAAGAATGAGACTTTTCAGACCAACAGAGGCAACGACATGTACTTCCGGCACTGTCACCTGCACCATGGCATGACCATTACATGCGACACTGCTACAACAAAGAAAGGATCCTGGTTCATGCAGTATGAACAGCAGCAGGACCGAGAACTGGTCAAGTGCCTGGAGGGAATGGTCAGCCAACACTGGCAACTGCGCCAGCGTATGAAACAGCATCCGGAACGCTTCATGTACTACGAGAAGGAACTGAGGCGGCTGGAACATGACATGTTCGTTATAAGGAAAAACTGCCTCTTGTATTGCCGCTACCCGTCACTGTTCAACTTGCCAATACTCGGGCTGGACTTTATTAAACGCATGAAGCGTGACCTGCCGGCACTGACCTTCGCAACCAGCATCATGTGTAAACATATCGGCATCATGCGTGACGGCTTCTATGGCCAGCTGCGCGAGAGCGTCAACCTTTATACGGCACCTAATATGTCAGAGCTTCACCTTCAGGACATACAAAACATAGTAGATGACTGTAGGCTGGATGCCGACTGTGACCCTAATGCACCGCTGATCATTGCCTTCGATGCGAATACCATGATTAACTGGCTCGTTGTTGGACAGGTGGGGATTGACGGAAAGCTATACGTCCTTAAATCGTTCTATGTCAAGTATCAGACACTCGAAGCTGTGGTGGCGCTCTTTACGGAATATTATCGATACCATAAGTGCCGTCAAGTCTATTTCGTGTTCGACTCCACGTTCAAAGGACAGGGGTTCGCTGCCAATAATAACGAGGACTTCTATCTTCTGATCACCAACCTGCTGACAGCGGCCGGCTGGGTGGTTGAACAGGTCTATATTGGCAACCCCATGCACCACGTCGATAAGTACCAGCTCATCAACCGCATGCTTGTAGGTAAGGCTTCACATCAGGTGTTCATCAACAGGGATAACAATGAGGACCTGCTGCTCTCCATACAGACTGCAGCCATATATAATGAGCATAAAGACAAGCGAGGCGAGAAACTGGCCGAGACGGAGGAGGACCGTCTGGAGGCACGTACCGACGGCAGTGATGCTTTCGACACCTTGTGTATCGGGGTGGAGAAGTTCATACCGGCATACGCCCTGCACCAGTCTGAGGGCTGGGTGAGCTACATGGGCTGACTTTCTGCTTCTACTGTCTGATTTCTTCTTCATTACTTCCTTTATATGTACAGGCTTTTGCAGTAATGCATTGGCCTGTTTTTTTGTTGTGGCGCCTCTTCCTATGGTGTCACTCTTGTTGGTCTTCACGGTCTCTAATTCACTTTTTTCCATTCATAACTTTAGTGTTATACGGCAGACCGGTTGACTGTCACGTGCTGCACTCTGATTGAGGATGATACAGACCATATTTATTGTGTTTTCGCCTGTCTCAGATGGTTGCTATCGCTGTTGTTATGGCTTCTATGCCGCTGCGTGCCATCCATGGTGTTGACAGTCGCCTGCGGTTACCATTACGTGCGTTTTTCTAAGGCATCTTGTTTCCGTCGATGACGTAGAATGTGTCATGATGAATGTTACTTGTCCGACATGTTGATGCTGATGCCCGTGACGCTCTTCGATTTTTCCTTTGCAAAGTTAGCGCTGGCGGCATCCTGCAAGTACCTCTGAGCGTTATTACTGCAGATAATTCCAACACACTTTCCTGATTTGCCGTGCAAATAAGGTTTTTCAGAATTTTCCTTGTAATTCCTTGCATTTACATGCCTTCTCCCTGCTGCTCTTTTATGCACGTAAAAATTACAAAGAGCGCCCAGGCGCATAAACATTAAGTCGAACAATTAAAATTCAAACATCATGACACATTCAGTTCAAACATCATCGTTCTTCAGCAAGAGCCGTCTTTACAACAAACGCTACTATTGTGGTAACCTTTATCAGGTGGTTGTCAACACCGAGGATGGCGAGAGTTACGAATATGAAGTAGAAGCCGACAACTTCGCCGACGCAACCAGCCAGGCTGAGAACTTCGCATTGGACCTGATGGTCGATATCACCTACATAGAGTGCTATAGCATGTAACTGCCACCTAATTCTAACCCTAAGTATAACATCCTAAATTTACAAGTCATGGAAAAAAGAGAAATCATCGTATCAGTCGTGAAGTCTAACAAGAGTGACAACATGGTATGGGCAGTGGCCATCAACGGAGACGAACAGCCCAGTGCACACTGCAAAAGCGCCTACAAGGCCATGAGGTATATGTTCCTCCTGAAAAAGCAGACAGGATTGTATATCGCAGCCGAAAGTCTGGACCGCCTGTCATCGGAGATAGCCCTTCAGAAAGCTGAGCAGGCCGCAGAGAATGACCCACTGGGGTTGTCGGAAGCAACGCAGCCGGCGGTACAGGCCGACGAGCCCAAAACCAAGGCCAAGCGCAAGCCTCGCTCAAAGAAATCTGCAGAGACGGCGGCAGTTCCTCAGTAGGAGCTGCTGCTTTTGTTTTACCCTGTTAACAATGACAGCCATGATGAAGTTTGCCCTTTACAGCTACATCCCTCAGCGGTTCCTGAAGCGAGCCACGTTCGAGGAGCAGGATATCTGCCGGATGATCATCGGCTTCAAGGACGGTCGCAACGTCTATACACGGTGGGCTGTCAGACAGTTCTCGAAGTCGTTGGCAGCTATCGACCTGACTGATACCGTTATCGTCTGTATCCCTGCCAGTACGATGTGTGCACACGTCAGACGGTGGAAGCAGTTCTCACAGCAGCTGTGCCGTCAGACTGGAGCTATCGACGGCTTTCCTTACATCAAGGTTGTGGCAGGCCGTAAGCGGGCACACACCACTGGCGAGTATGAGCTGGCCACGAACATCAAGCACCTGGTATGCATCGACGCTGACTATTTCAGAGGTAAGAACGTGCTGGTCATCGACGATATCTATACCACTGGGCGTTCATCGGAGGCGTTCATAAGTGCCATCGAGGCCACTGGTGCACACGTCCGTATGGCCATGTTCCTGGCTAAAACCAGATGGTTCGGCTATCATAGAGATTAAGCAGATATGACCAAGGCCATCTTATTACCCACCCTCAAACACCTGCGCACCTGAACGTCTGGATAACGTTCATGTACGTTCTGATGGCATGGCGCTGTACTCCGTTCCATTCCGGTGCCATGTTCCTTCTGGAGAGTCTAATCGGCTGACAGGTGGCTGTTCGGATGGAAGAGAAGGTGAGATGGCGACAGGTATGCCACCATCTCGCCTACACACCCATCCGTGCCAAGGCACCACGGCCACTTGTCATCCAGACACTCCTGCCAGGAACGTGTCACGCTACTTTCCACTGCGACAGTCGCTCATGCCGTCAGAACGTACGATGTCATACTGACATCAGGGTGCTTGCCTGTACCGTTGGCTTCATCGGTATGGGCGCTGGAAGTTGTGCCAACACCCTGCACCCCATGCAAGCGACACTATGGGGATGAAATAGTCACCTCATAGAGTCGCCAGTACCGCGGATGCGCCTCGCTGCTGCCCCTGCCTCGTTTTGACACCGCCACGCTGCCGACACTATCATACAGAAATTACGTGACATATTCCGCTTGGCAAGTCGAGGCAAGTCGCTTCGGGGCGTAGGGCGGTGGGGGATGGATAGACCGATGTGGGGCGCCTTTTTCGCGCCCCACACCCCTGAAATGCCGATAAACAGGACGTTTCGTCGGCAGAGGCCGTGGATTTTTGTCGCAAATTCCCGAAAAAAGACGGTCAGCTTGCCGGTACTTTCAATGTCCCGGCTGCGGAAACTGACCGCTTTTTTGGGAAACTTGCCGTTTCTTTTCCGTGAAATCTGATTCTTTCTTTTAATGTTAAATAATGGATTTACTACGAAAATAAATAGTAAATAATTTGCATAATACGAAAATTTGTAGTATCTTTGCATTGTCTTAATAAAACAACGGATATGAATGAGAAAAAAGAAATGATGGAAGTGACTGCTGAGGAAAGGGACCTCATCGAGTCAATCAGGAACTACAACAAGTCCTTCCCCGACGGCTATCCCGAACTTCTCTGGTTTGCACAACAGCTGTTCGACAACATGGTCAGACAGCCCTACCTTTAAAAGAAAAACCCTCCCCGACGACAGGGGAGGGCAACTAAAAAACAAATTAAAAACATTTCGATATGGAAACAACAGTAAAGAACCCCGTCGTCATCAGCGACATGAAGAAGAGAATTAGAGACATCCAGATGGCTATATCCTGGCGTGAGTTTGCCAATACCTATTTCCAGCGTTCCTCGTCGTGGCTGTACCATAAGCTCGACGGCATTGACGGCAATGGCGGCGGTGGCGGCTTCACGGCACAGGAGGCCGAGCAGATGCGCGGTGCGCTCATAGACTTGTCAAACCGCATCCGCCGTGTGGCCGACGCCATACCGTCGGAAGAGATGGCAGAAGTGAGCTGTGTAGCTGAAGCAGTATAAGGGCGAGGCCGTCGTTGGCCTTATTAAGACAGAAAGACGCCCGTACGCCTGCGGGCGCATCATAGTCCCCAGTACTAACGCATTGGGGACTAATTCTTAGGGTGACTCTATGCGTGATTCCATGCGTTCTTATGCTTCTTATGTGGCCGTATTGAACAAGAAGTCGCCGCTCGGGCTGGCTGCGCAACCTTATAATGAGGGGGAAATGAAAATTTCTCCCTCTTTTCTTGCAGGTTTCGGAATTTTTCGTACCTTTGCGGCTACAACTACAATAGTTGAAGTATTTTATAAAAGCCATACTCCCCTGCTTGTGAAAGTCGGGGATTTTTCGTACCTTTGCACCGGCTTTTATAAAATGAAACAGTATGAACTATAATGAGGTACAGATAAGACAGGCAGATACCGCCTTGAAGATGCTGCATGATGCACAGGGTTTTGTCGATGGCCATCAACTTTGGCAGGCCATGGGGCCGCCCAAGGCTGAATATATGAGGTATCAGCTCTCGGAAGTCCTGCACCTGGCATCCAGGCGCATCGACAGATATACGATTACTGAGGAAGGTGATCGAGCTTATGAAATGGGATTCAAGGCTTACATGGAGGAACGGGAGCGGAAAGCTGCAGAGGAGATTCCTCTTGTTCTGACCAGGGATGAACCGCGACCTTGGTACAAGCTGAATCGGGCCGAATGGATAGGACTTGCAGGTGTTGTAATTGGACTGTTAGCGCTTGCTGTTGCTCTTTTAAAATAGAAAACTCTGATTTAAGCTTACCATATTTTATGCCGTAAATCATAGAGGCTATCCCCAATATGACGATAGCTATGCCGTTTGATATGGTCGCTGATTCGCTCTTCATGCCTGCAAAGGTACGAAAATAATTTGATATTCGTCTAAATAAGTACAGAAAATCCCGAAATCTCTTGCAGGTTTCGGGATTTTTCGTACCTTTGCGGCTACAACTACAATAGTTGAAGTATTTTATAAAAGCCATACTCCCCTGCTTGTGAAAGTCGGGGATTTTTCGTACCTTTGCACCGGCTTTTATAAAACAATGGTATATGAACAAAAGAGAAGACTGGCTGGATTACTATGCAGACGCTTTCGATGACGAAGAAACTAATACACAGGTGAGATGCTCCATCGAGGAACGTGACCGCCAAATAGAGAAAGAAAGACAAGAAGAAAAAAGGAAGAACTTTTGGCTGAAGGTGTGGAAAATAGCAAAGGGGATCTTTTCACTGTTGGTCGGACTTGCAACAATCATCGGAACACTCCACGTTCTTGGCGTGTTTACCTGAGTATGAGGTAAACCACTTGAAAGACTGTAAGACAAAGGAAAAACCATAAGAGGGCGGTATCTCGATGCAAGCGATATATCTCCTTCTCTAGTTTACGTATTCTCTCTTCCTGTTCCATGCTCTTGCAAAATTATACTTTTGGTTCGTATGCTGTTTTCCGTCCGTACCGACTCAAGCAGACACCTGGATAAGTGCAGGCCCAATGAGCAAAAAGGCCTGGGCTTGCCAGATACCATCGGCATTCATGACATGGTTCGGAACAATGTGGCATATAATTATCTTTTATGCCCGCAAAGGTACGAAAATTATTTGATATTCGTCTAAATTAGCGCAGAAAATCCCGAAATCTCTTGCAGGTTTCGGGATTTTTATTTACCTTTGCCCTCGCTTGTAAGATAGTGGTAGACCACTCGGCAGGGCGCACGTCAGACGCTCAGCTTTATCAGCCGGGCATTTTTAATGCCAAGAAGTCAGCAGGAAGATGTAAAAGGGCATAGGCCTGAGGGAGCAATCCTAACATCCGGTCCGAATGATAACGACGGCTGCCATTCCGAAGATTAAACTGCCCTCTGGGTGAGTCACTATCTTACAAGCACGGGATGTGCAGCCGTTTCTCTGTCTCTGCGCCAGTGCGGTTCGCTGGCAGGCTTGTAAGATAGTGCAAAATGCAACAGACAATTCAGATCGGGCAGGTTCAGCCCTCGGTGCTTTCCAGAGTGGAAAGTGCTGTAAAGAACTTGAAAGTGTGGTGGAGTACCACCAGCAAATCGTTTACGGCTCTCTGTGCCACCGACGAGGGCGAAGTGTTCACCCATGGCGACGTGGTGAAGGCTCACCTCGCGCTTGCCGCAGTATTAATCTTAATAGGAATAGGAGGTGCGCTATGATGACCCGTGAAGAGTATATGCTGCAGAAGCAGGAGATAGATGAGCTGATGAAGCGGACGCGCATTGCCGAGAAGAGAGAGACGGCAGCCCTGAACGACGAGTACGAGCTGCGCCTGCGTGACCTCGGCGATGCCTACCGCCGACAGCGCCAGGCCCTCTTCGAAGAGCGCGACCATAAACGCCTGGAGATTGAGAACCACTACAAGGACGAGAGACGCTCCCTCTGGGTGAAGGACTGCGAGCTGGTGAGCCAGTGGCGTGCACAGTTACTATCGGAAAATACCCTGCCCGCCGAAGAGAACGAGAACCGAAGCGTCGGCTCTCATGGTGGACTGAGCAATAGGCATGGTGGGCAGGGTTCTCTTCAGCAGGAAGGAGGTGGGTTATGAGCAAGGGTGATGCCATTAACATGACACCCGATGTGGCAAAGGTGCTGCTCGAGGTGTGTTCTGAGGATAATCTTAATTATATTATCTGTCATCTTGAGGACGCTGAGGACGGACTGGAGAAGGCAGCCTTTGAGGACGAAGAGGGGAAGCATGACTACCTTTTCCGATATGCTTATAATATACGGCTGATTAGACAGCAAATGGAGAAACTATTAAATGTACAAGGATATGAAAGAGAATAAGACAAGAGACGAGCTGAAGCATGAGTTCATGCGACAGTTGCTTGACAGTTACTTTATGTCTCGAAGACCACTGCCTGAGCAGGGGTACATGCGAGAGAACAAGACAACACAACAGATCGTCCAGGAACTTTCGCCAATGATGGCCATCCATGCTGATGATATTGTAGAATACATGCTGGAGCATGATTTCTCCACGTTCACTGAAGGAGACGGCAGCGTCAGCTGGGCAGTATGGAGGGAGATGATATCGATGGATTAAGACAGATAGCATTTTTTTGTTCATTGAGAGGTGGTATGTCGCGATGACATGCTGCCTCTTGTATTTTTAATGATTGCCGTCGTGTGCTACCTTTGCCTGCATGATAACAGTAGTGAATGACCTGTCCGGGAGATACTTCAGCTGCAGTATTCCCGACCTGACGATAATGATTGACGGCAGCTATGCGGATATCCAGGTCACGATACCGGTTGTGATATTCAGCGAGAGGATGTACCCCTTCGGATCGGTCATCTCCTTGGACGACCTCGGGGGACTCCTTACTGCCTATGCACGACAGCAGCTGGTGCTGAACGTCACCATCAGCGTGTCAGAGAAAGACAGCAGCGGTACAGAGGTGGCTACGAAAACGTTTGCATTTACGGTGCTGTATAGCGAGTGCGACGTGGATGAGACAGCAGAGAGCTTCTATAATTCGCATTTTTTGAGCATCCTGATGGGTCCGAAGGAAACGGCCATGGGACGACTGGAGTACCTGCACTACTACGGCAGCGACAGTGCGACGGCAACAGCCTATTACGACGACGGCAGCGAGGCACAGATAGCGGTGACGGTGGTCGGCGGCAATGACAACTACCGTACCTGTGACGTGTCGCCTGCCAGGTTTGCTGCTGCAGGGAAGACACTTGTGTCCTATGTTGTCAAGGCAGGCAGCCGCTCGCAGACGTACAACGTGAGGCCGGAGGTGCTGGACTGTGCGCCAATCCTGATATTCTCCAACTCGTTCGGTGTGCAGGAACTGATATACTGCACGGGCACGCATGAGGTGGATCCGAAGTTTGAGCGTTCCAGTGCTCGCTTCGGGAAGATGAAGCGTAACTACGATATCCGGGAGACACGTACGTTCAAGGCTGATACCGGCGTGCTGACATGGGCCATGGCCGACTGGCTGGACGACCTGTTCCGCAGCAAGGAGGTGTATGTGCTGAACATCTACAACGGTGTGCCGACGGTGGGCCGTGAGGTGACGCTGACGGACAGCAAGTCAGTAAGGTCCAACGAGGATGACGAGCTGCCACGCTTCACCTTCAGCTATGAGTATGCGCAGCGTAACCATAACGTCCTGGACAGCCATCGTGCCGGACGCATCTTCGACAACACGTTTGACTTTACATTCAACTAAAAAATGGCAGAGGCAATACATATCAATGACGCTATGCAGGTGCTGGACATTGCCCGTGAGCAGCGCAGGAAGGTGGACCTGCAGGTATGGGAAGGAAAGACGGGAGAGATTATCGACTACAGGGGATGGCTGGTGTCGAGCAGCAGCTGGCGTGGCGGCTGGCACCGTATCGTGAATCCGGCGAACAACCAGATACGCACAGTACCGGACATCTTCATCATCAGTATAAACGGACAACCAATGTATCTATAATATGAGCAACAAGAAGAGACAACAATACGAGATGACCCGCGTGGGGACGAAGGAAGACTACGAACAGTATATCGTGGCACCTTGCTCGGTTCAGGACGCCGTGTCGGACAGCAGCCGGTCAGAGGTGCTGACGCACTACGACAAGGACTCCTACTACCCTGATCCGCGCAACGTGGAAACCAAGACCATCAGCGTTGGCAGCCAGGAATATGAATATGTGGTGTGGGGTGACGACGACATGCTGCCGTACCACCTGCAGGACAAGAACCACCAGAACATGGTGGTGTCGCAGTGCATGGCGTTCAATACGCAGGTGTGCTACGGACAGGGGCTGCAGTTCGTTGATCGCGAGACGGACGAACGTGCCACGGACGCGCAGATACGTGACTTCTGCCTGCATAACTCCCTGCACATGCAGTTCCTGGCGCAGGCATTGGACATGAAGCAGTATTACTTTTCCGTACTGGTCATCAACCTGTCACGTGACGGCAAACAGATAGTGCGGCTGCGCCATCGTAAGGCCTGTGACTGCCGCTTCACGTTGAAGAACAAGAAAGGCAGGATCGAGCATGTGCTGATAGGCGACTTCAGCCAGTCGGTACCGGAGACGTTGGAAGTGATACCGCTGTTGGACGATACAGACCCACTGGGTGACCTGATGGTGCGCATGGGCAAGGAGTTTGACCCGGACACTGGAGTGAAGAACGAACCGACGCAAGACCGTAAGTTCGCCGTACGCTGCTACGTGCCGTATATGGATAACGGCTACTACCCGACGCCACACTACACCAGCATCTACCGCGACTACTGGTATGATATCTACCGGCTCATAGGCTCAGGCAAGCGAGCGATGATCAAGAACACGTCGGCACCTCGCTGGCAGGTGGAGGTGCACCGCAACTACTGGCAGAACCTGTGTAACGAGGAGAATATCACCGACCCGAAGAAACGGAAGGAGCGTATCAAGCAGGAACGGGACAATATCACGGAGTTCTGCACGAACCCGAAGAATGCCGGCAAGACATGGGTGACCACCTATGATATGTCGCTGGAGGGCAAGGAGGTGCGCATGGTGCGTATCTACAACCTCATGGCCGGCGGCAAGAAGGAGGGTGGCGACTGGAGCGACGACATCCAGGAGGCGTCGAACTCCCTGTGCTTCGCCATGGGCGTCCATCCTAACATGGTGGGTGCCGTTCCTGGCAAGAGCCAGATGAACAACTCCGGCAGCGACAAACGGGAGTTGTTCGACCTGAAGCAGTCGTTGGAAAAGGTGTTCCATGATATCATGGAGGTGCCTTACCATCTGATGCTGCATTATAACGGACTGGATGAGCGGTTCACCGTCCGCGTGCCGGTGATTAACCTGGTGACGCTTGACAAGAACGAGTCCGGAACCGAGGAAAGTGTCAACCAAACAAAATAGAACCATGGACATAGAGATTACAAAAGATGACTTTGAGCTGGCAGTGCCAGTAGCCAGGAGTGTGAAGGATCATGTGTTCAGATCGCTCTATGTGATTATCCACGCCACTTCTGACCGGCTGCAGGAGGAGATACTCGGTGCTGCCGGATGTGAGGCGATAAAGAATGAAAAAGACAGTCTTCTCGCCTCCCTGTTCAAGCAATATGTGTGCATAGATACCTTTATCCGTGAGATGCGGGGTCTTGACGTGGTACTGACATCGACGGGCTTTGGTGTGGTGAGCACGAACGACACTGCACCGGCTTCGAAACAACGTGTCGATGCCGTGGAGGGTGAGCTGCGAGTAAAACGTCTGCAGACAAAAGACCTGTTGCTCCTTGAACTGTTCAAAGTCAAGGGGTGGTCTGACAGTCCGCAACGGCTGATACTGGTACCTACGCTGTTCATGTTCTCCATGCTGAAGGAGATGGCCGGTATCGGCCGCCCGAAAGAAGAGGACTGGAGCGCAGCACAGGTTCAGCTGACTGATGCAGACCTCTTCCTGCGCGAACATATCAGTGACGACTATATGGATGAGCTGCTGGAGGAGCTGTGCTCTGACAGCCTGTCTGATGCTAATCGTGTTCTGGTATATAAGATACGTAGGTTCCTTGGGATGAAGATCCAGGGGAATCATGCTGCTGCTATGGCGTATTACCGCGACATCATCAACACCATGGAGCGTGACCTGGAGCACTACCAGACCTATGCAGGCAGCGACGCATACGAACTTAACCACCTGAAGCCTTATGAGAACACAGCAGAGAAATCAGCCTTCCACTGGGTCGGATAGCGTGTTACGCCTGAGCTGTCCGCAGTCGTGGAAGGAGATGACTCAGGAACAGCTGCAGCTGACGCTCAGGCTGATGGCAGAGGGCTGTAAAGGGGTGGAACTGCGTACCAGGCTGCTCATCCATTTCACAGGTCTCACCATCCACAAGAAGAGTGGATTCGGCTGGCAGTGCTCAGTCAACGGTCGGCCTTGTCTGCTGAAGACTTGGCAGGTGCAGTCGATGATCAAACAGCTGGAGTATGTTGACAGCCACGAAGAGATGGATGTGCGGTTGGAGAGTGTCCAGGGCTTCAAGGCTGTTGACATCTGGCTGCATAAGGTCCCTTTCAAGAACTACCTGATCATGGAGAAGTACTACCAGTTGTATATTGGAGATCCGAAACCGGAGTACTTGGTGAAACTGGCAGGACTGCTGTATAATGATGGCATCAGACAATTGGATGCCACCGAGGAGCTGGCTGTCATCCTTTGGTATGGCTCCGTCAAACACAGGTTCGCCAGGATCTTCCACCATTTCTTCAGAACCACTGACGGCCAAGCAGTGAAGCCTGTGGCATGGGTGGAACAGATGAATGCTCAGATCAGGGCACTGACTGGAGGGGACGTGACGAAAGAGAAGACCATCTATGCCATTGACTGTTGGAGAGCACTGACGGAACTCGACGCGAAGGCTGCTGAAGTGCAGGAAATGAAAAGGAAATACCCTAAAAACAATTGAATATGGAACAGTTTGACGCTCTTGCCTATTTCTTCAGCATGGCTGAACATAACAAGCTCGTTATGAACAATGGTTTCTACGTGGGCTATTGCAGCGGTCCCGGCGGACTGCAGGAGGTGATGAACGAATACCGGGATGCAGAGAACTTCATCCTGATAGACGACACCACATCCGGCAATACCTTCAGCAATAAAGTGGGGTGGTTCGATCGGAACGTCTATTGTGTCAATATCATTGCCGGCTATGAACATGGCAACGCACATGACTACAACAGTAAGCTCAGACTCTGCAGACGTATCTTCCGGCAGTTCATCAGCCGACTGATTCATGACAAAGAGAACTACACGTACGGACAGGCACTCATGTACCTGAACACACAGGCTATCTACAGCCACGAGTTCGGACGCTACTCGTTCAACGGTGCCACTGGCCTGTTCTTCCAGGTCCAGAACGATGAGCCTACGTGCCTGTGCTATAACCCTGATGACTGGGAGGAGTAGGCCATGAGTATAATGAAAAGACTGATAGAGGAGCGTGGGAAGTACCGACGGAGCAGGAACTCCGGAGCCCGACACTACTATTCCGAGCTGGAGCGCTTCGAGCGTGACTGGACGAAAAACATGGGTACCTACTGGAGGGAACGCATGGATCTGCTGGGCATCAACGACACACATACGCTCTATAACTCCATCCAGGGTATTCTGCATCCCGGACCTCCAACGACCATCGAACACTCGTTCATGATCTACGGAAAGTATGTGTCAGACGGCGTGGGACGAGAGTTCGGCGATGGCTATACCGACTCCATGGGACGCACCTACAACAGTAACCGTGGCGGAGAAGGTACATGGAACGACGGACAGCTGCCGTTCCTGCTGCCCGGTGGTGAGGACTATAGAGAGAGACACGGCCTGGACAGTCCGAAGAAGGTGGGACCGGCATGGGGCGGACGGGTGGCCGGCGGTCATCCTCGTATGCCGAATGACTGGTTTTGGCGTAAGTACTATGCGAGCCGCATGGTGCTGAACGAGGTGGAGGCAGCCTATTACGGTCAGGCTTACCAGGGTATGCTGACAGTCACCTTAGAGAGTCTTCTGGGTCCGAGAATGGGTGGCCAGCGGATGGCTGTGTAGTTTTATATGGCGTATCTATTGAGTAATTTCGCAGAAAAGAAATAAGGATGGCAGACCTATCACAAACATACGACAACCTGTATCAGGAGCTGTGTGGCATCCGCGACGAGCGTGCCATGCACAGTAACACGGCTACACGTGTCGGCAGTGCCTTGATTGAACTCCTCGACTATGCCAAGATGGCTGCTGACACGGCTGCTCAGAGCATGAGCAAGGACAAACTGCAGGACTACTTGGATGATCATGGCTACCTGAATGAAAACAGTCTTTCTGCATGGTCATGGTGGGGCGCACATGCCGTAAATGGTGTGGTCAGCGGTGACATGACCAGCGTTGGCAGCATCACCATGTCAGGACGATTGACTATCGGAGGCTTCGGTATCGAATATGACTCTGAACACCAGGCTCTGAAGTTCAACGGCAATATCTATGCTACTGGCGGCGTGACAGCACTCGGGGCTGACGGTCAAGGTGGCGGAGGTGGCGGCGGAGCCTCTGTACTGAACGATCTCGATGACGTCAATACAGACGGCGCTGTGTCTGGCCAGGTGCTGGGATATGACGGGACAGGGTGGAAGCCTGTGGATGCCTTGAACAGTGCTCAGCTGGCTGATTATCTGACGAGCAACGGATATGCCACACAGCAATGGGTGCAGCAACAAGGCTTCCTTACTTCTTCAGCACTTACAGGCTATGCCACGAAACAATGGGTCGGTAATAACTACTACATCAGCGGAGGGACGATACATCTGCTCAACCAGAGTATCACACCATTGACATCGGCTGCACTCGATGGCTATATACCGAAGAGCGGTACCACATGGTGGGGACAGACGATGAGTAATGGAGCCGTGAAAGGGGTTCTCAACTATGTCACATCAATAGAGTTCAGCGAGGCGACTACAGGTACCGGTGGCTACATTGACTTCCATTTTGATAAAAGCTCTGCAGACTTTACCAGCCGTATCATTGAGGATGCAAGTGGACGGCTTAATCTTAATAACACGGTCTGGTTCTACAAGAATGCAACACTTGGATCCAATCTCAGGGTGACTATGGAGGATGACTGGCCAAGTGTGAGCTTCCAAACGCAAATTACCAACAATGTTGCATTCCACTCAAGCATCTACGCCAGAGGAAACATTCATCTCCGTAACAACGGAGGCATAGATATGCTTGACAGTAACGGCGACGAACGGAACGTACTGACCTTCAACACACGGAACGAACTGGCAATAGGGTACGGTACACGTGTGGCAGGCTATTCAACGTATATTCAAGGACAGACAATAGAGCTCAGTGTGGCATCAGCGGGTCTTCATGCTGCTACAATCGACGCTAACGGACGGTTGTATATTCGCCAGGCAACCCAAGGCCTTCGCATCGGTGATGGCATACTCAGGTGGAACTCCTCGAACAATTCCTTCTGGGTGCAGAAGGCAGACGGCACGGCAGCAAACTTCTATGCCATGGGCGGTGTCAGCAGTCTTGGATTCAGTAACACTGGCAACCAGAACGTGAGTATCGGCGACTTGACGGCTAATAGTATCTCAGTGTCCGACGGTATAAGGGACCAGGACGATGTCTGGTACATCGATGTTGACATATTTCACCATGACGGTGAGGTGGAAGCCAGCTATATGCGTGCTTCCCGATTCTATGTTGGTACCAATAGGTATCTCTACTTGCAGAATAATGTTTTGAAATATTATGATAATGGAGCGGTGAAAACAGTACAATTGGCATAAGGTATGTACAACGATAACAACAATGGAATGATTACACCTCCAGTGAGTATCCGTGACGTGAAGACGGCATTGGGTGTCTCAACGGGTGACCTCGGCAGGCTGTGCACGTCGGTCAGGATCAACAAATGGGCCAAATACAAGCCTGTCCATTCAAACAAGCTGATACGTCTGACGGAACAGGACTTCAAGCAACAGACCGTGACACTGCCTGGTGGCAGGCAGGTGACGACATTCTACGGCCTGTATTTAAGCGGTACCAACCAACTGACAGAAGAACTGCACGACGTGACCTACGAATATATAGGTAAACCACAGGGGGGTGAGAATAGTCCTTATAGACAGTTGGACTTCGTTGACCCGACAAGCACAGCAGGAACAGCTGATGCTGTAGGGTACAAGCCAACGGCGAAACCCAGCCTTAGCGGTAGCGACCTCAGCATATTGGTGACAAGCACACAATATCCTTTCCGCTGTGAGGTGGTGTTCCAGCGTACACGGTGGGGGGTTGATATCCTGGAGATGCAGGCCAATGTACTCGACCTCCAACTGAACCACTATTATTGCTGCGCATTGGTAACCTACAATAATGGTACTGCCAAGTGGCGACCTATGTACAGGGGTGATGCTGAAGGGGACACAGATAGTAACCGCAGGTTCCTTCCCTTGAGCGATACGGCAGATGCCACGACAGCTGCAGCTTCGTTCTACATCGATAGCCCTGCACGTAATGGCAACTACCCGGAAGCAGGTTCGTATCGGGTGACGTTCTTCCTGCTTTATTTGGACAACAGCGTCAACACAAACCACCGCCTTGACCAATATACCGGACAGTGGAACGCTGTGGGGTCTGGACTGCTGTTGGACACGCAGCCGCTTGCCATACCGGATCTGATAGGCTTGTCGATGGAGATAACGACGGAATTCCCGTTGATGACTGGCATCGTAATCATCCTCGGTACCAGATCGGTATCAGTGCAGGCCACTCCGGAACGTGCGCTGACATCTGAACAAGCAGGGAACTATAAGGTGTCGGTACGTGTCGGTGATGGCAGCAGCACAATGAAGGCAATGACATATAACTCCACCATGGGCACTTATGGCACATTGAGCAGTGGCTCCATCAATGACGGTGGACAGAGGACAGCCGGCAGTACGCACCAGGTACATGTCACGATAATGTATGGTGCCTATAATAAACGGGTCGGGGTATGGAGTGAAAGCGTAACAGTTATTTAAATTAAATATTGAGAACATGAAGAAGGTTAATTTTGCAAAGATTCCTGTGAGGGATATCACAGGGAATGTGTCTGAGGAGGATTTCCGCCAGTCCCTTGGAAACGCACTGTATAAAGGCGGTATGACTGTGCCTGAGTGTGAGTTAGGTGTGAAGATATATCACTCTAAGGCTGACGAGGAACTGGAACTGACGGACGAAGAGGTAAGGATCCTGAAGGAATGGTCGGAACGGTTCCCTGTCGTGTCAAGGCGTGCATTCAACGAAGTATTGAAGTAAGGAGGTGTTGTATGGAACACGAAGGAACAGATTTGAAATACAAGGTCGAAGCGACACTTGATGGGTTCTCTCAGGACAGTGATGACTGGCAGGTGACCGTGATAAATAAGTACGGGCGCGTAATAGCTCACTATCCGAAAGAGAAGATGACGAGGGCAAAGGACGGATGGTACTTCGCTCTGAATGCCCTGCCAGCAGGAGAGTACGTCGCTATCTTCAAGGCAAGGGTGCCAGACAGCGACTTCGATGACGGCTACCGCGACATTACTGACGAGCAACCCCTTTGTAGGGTGTCGAAAGGACGCTGCATGCCTGCCACGGAGAGATATTGCTACTGCCATGGCTGTAATAAGATGGTCGTGGTATATACTGCCACGGATAAAGCGTTCCTGAAGTATCCCTATGCTCAGCTGAGGGACTTCTATCATAAGAGGATAGTTACGGCAAACGGAAAGTATGTTAAGGTAAAAATGAATAATATTTAAATAAAATAAAATGGAAAAAGACTTTATCATCAGACAAACGGACGAGGAGCTGCAGCAGCTGCTCGACAAGGTGCAGACACCTGATACTGCTCCACGTGAAAATAGTGACAAACTCCTTACCAGCGGTGCAGTGTTTGAAGCACTGAAGGGAAAGCAGGAGAAAATTGAAAACTTGCCGGAGATCCTGAAAAGTGTGGGTAGAAAAACAGACGAGGCCCTTTCTCTAACATGGCAGGAACTGAAAGAGCTGCGTGATGACGGCAATCTCAAGCCTGGACAGTGGTACCGGATAACGGACTACATGACAACGACAACACAGATGGACACAAGGTCGGCAGGACACCAGTACGACGTGCTTGTAATGGCTGAAAGCGACAGTGTGCTCTCTGAGAATGCACTGGCCGTCCAACATACCTCAGAAGCGGATGACTACTTCCATAATGCGGTTTGTGAGGCCTGGGAACTGAAATATTGCTTAGACAATGATACTGATCGCTTTGCCTGGGCTGACGGAGTTAACGGCAAGGGTGTTGTCTATCAGATGAAGGATGAATGGGGCAACCAGTGCCCGTACGATTTCAAGAACATTCAGTTCAAACGCTGTTACTGCGAACTTGAAGAGTTCGATGGCAATGGCTGCTATCTTGCCATTCCTGGAATGACGACAGGCCCAGACAATGATACTCTCCCAGCACAGGAAGACGATAACTTCATCTGGGTATATACCTTCTCCTGCCTGGCTTCTTTGGACGAAGATGTTGCAGATCACCCGGAACAGGCCGACGCGTCGATGGGGATGTTCAAAACGGAGAATGAAATGCAACCCGACTACGGCGACTCGCCGCGTCCGTCGAACAACATAATGGAACCTTACTTCATTTCTCAAAGCATTGACGATGGCCCGCTGCTCAAAGTACGCGCCCTTCCTAATATCACCTTCCAGCAGTTCTTCACCGATGAATATAGTTACCATTGTTCTGAAAACCGCATCAGTGGTGCTTGTCACGATTGGAGCTGCAGATGCAAAAATTTCTATAACAATAATTTCTCTGAAGCAAAGGTAGAATATTGCTACTTTAGTGGAATTTACATTCAGTACAATACGTTTAGCGGAAACGTAGGGAACAATACGTTTAGCGGATACGTGCAGTATAATACGTTTAGCGGAGACATATATCAAAACACCTTTAGCGGAAACGTGCAGCGCAATACGTTTAGCGGAGACATATATCAAAACACCTTTAGCGGAGAGGTGGGGAACAATACGTTTAGCGGATACGTATGGTATAATACGTTTAGCGGAAACATATATCAAAACACCTTTAGCGGAAACGTGCGGTATAATACGTTTAGCGGAGACGTGCGGTATAATACGTTTAGCGGAGACGTAGAGAACAACACCTTTAGCGGAGACGTGCAGCGCAATACGTTTAGCGGATACGTATGGAACAATACGTTTAGCGGAAACTTGTACGAAAGCCAAATCCTTGGTAAATGCCAGCATCTCCGCTTTGGCCAGAGTGGGCAAAACCTGCAGTATATACAGCAGGTCGGGGAATGTGTTGCCACCAGTTTGA